TGGGTGCCGTTTTCCGGGGTAAAAAATTCACAGCAATCGGCTACACAGAAGCCGCTCACAAAGCCGCCCACGCTCGCGTTGTGCGGGTCTATAAACTAACGGAGGAAACATGTCAGGCAAACTAACACCGGACTACATGATGAGCGCCAGCCGCCTGCCAGCGCTGCTCGGGCTGTCTCGCTACCAGACACCCAATGACGAACTACAGTACAGCATCAACGCCAGCAAAGGCCTGCCACGCGAAGACAAACAGAACGAAGCGATGGCTTGGGGCGACCGCATCGAGCGCCTGATCCTGCTGGAAACAGCCAAGCGCCTCGAGCTGCTCGAGCTCTCGACCGAGTTCGACTCGGCCTTCTTTCATAAGACGCTACCGCTGGCTTGCAGCCTGGACGGTTGGGCGCATGGCCGTGGGCAGAAGATCCGCACCGACATGGATGCCGGCATTATTGTGGTGGGCCAAGATGAGATCATGCTGGACGGTTATGGTGTACTTGAGGCCAAGCTAACCGCGGTGTCGCCCGAGGAAATGCCTGCGCTGTACCGTGGCCCTGTGCAGTTGCAGGCACAGATGGACATTATGCAGGCCCGATGGGGTGCCGTGGCCGTGCTGTACCAGGGAACCGTGCTGCGGATCTTCTTGTTCGAGCCGCACAAGCAGACGCTGGAAACAATCAAGACTGCGGTGCTGGAGTTCCAAAACAAGATTGAGAAGTACAAAGCCACCGGCGAGATTGACTACTACCCACCAGCCAACAGCAAGGATGCCGACCGTATGTACCCGGCAGCTGATGAGGCTGCGGTAGTCAACCTACCTGGTCGCGCTGAACAGCTGGCCGACCAGATCCTAGCCGCCAACGCAGCCATCAAAGAGGCAGAAGGCAAACGCTCCGAAGCAGAGACCGAGCTCAAAGCCATGCTCGGCCAGGCATCCAAAGGCACCGTCGGTCGCTTCGAGATCCGCTGGCCAATGCGTAGCTACAAAGCGACACCAGAGAAGGTGGTGCCTGCGAAGGACGCATACAGCATCAGACAATCAACCCTGTCCATCAAAGAGGCACTATGACCAAACTCGAAGAGGCGCACGCCAGAGCTGTGGTTGCGCTGTTGAACACGATACCCAAGTGCAGCGAGGAAGAGGCCGAAGAGATCGTCGAATCCTTCACCGCGCTAGTTCTTTACACCATCCATGAATTTTTACCAGGGGATAACAATGACCAATCTCGTTACAACTAGACAGGGGTTCGCGCCTGCAACCTTTACCGAAGCCAGGCAGTTTGCCGAAGAGCTGGCATCGTCCAGCCTAGTACCCAAAGCCTACACCGGCAAGCCGCAAGATATTCTGGTGGCCATGCAATGGGGTGCAGAGATCGGCCTGGCACCCATGCAGGCGTTACAAAATATCGCGGTGATAAATGGGAAGCCTTCGGTCTACGGTGATGCAGCGATGGCGCTGGTGCAGGCCAGCCCACACTGCGAAGACATCGAAGAGTATTTCGAGGGTGAAGGCACGCCGAACCCGACCGCTGTGTGCGTGGCCAAGCGCAAGGGTCGCAAGCCGGTGATTGCTAAGTTCTCGGTCGAGGATGCCAAGCGAGCTGGCCTGTGGGGCAAGCAGGGGCCGTGGCAGGCGTACCCGAAGCGCATGATGCAGATGCGAGCTCGAGGCTTTGCGCTGCGTGACGCGTTTCCTGACGCGCTGAAGGGGCTGATCACAGTCGAAGAGGCGCAGGATTTCCCGCCAGAGGCACGGCCACAGCCAGCCAAGAATATCACGCCGCTGCCAGCCAATCCATTGGATCGGATCGCGCCGCCAGAGCCAACCGCAGTGATGGAAACAATCATCGCCACCACGGTGGATGAGTATGTGCCGGATCTGGAGGAAGCCAATTCTGATTTGCAGAATGATTCTGCAGAATCTGCAGAACCTGCTGCAGAACCTGGCGTGATAAGCATCTATCAGCTGATGGTGCCAAGCAAAGGTGATGCCGGGCCAGTGGTCAAATCAACCCACACCAGCCAGCTTGAGTGGTCTGCAGCCTACGAAACGCTTGCCGACAAGACCATGTCAGCAGGCAAGGCTAGTGAGCGTGACCGGATGACAGCGCTAAAAAATTTCAAGGAAGCGAACCAGGCGATGTTCAAACAGATGGAGCCTGGTGCCATGCTGCAGCATTCACAGGCTTACCAGAAGCGGCTGCGAATGCTGGGCGCTGAAATGAACAAGGAAAAAAATCCCGACTGATAGCCGGGAAAACCCGCTGATACTTTGGTTAGCGCAGGAGGGGCGCAGTGTCAGCGGGGGGTGTTCCTCACTGCTTCGTACTGACGGATGCAGGTGTCGAGGGCTGATTGGAGCCTTGCTGCGTCGGCGGCGTACCTTGCAAGAAACTCTCCATTTGCCCGATCCAGTTCCGCTCCAGACGCTCCACTGCAAGAGCTGGCGGTACTGGACACGGCACCTGCCGGGGCGGCGGGGCGCTCGGGGCGCTTGCGCAGGCTGTCAATGAGCCGGTCAGAGCGAGCGTTAATATCCTTAATCTGTTCATACGATTCCTCTCTCAGCTTGTCAGCCTGGGCCTGTAGCTGCTGTTCCTTCTCGCGTGCAGCTGCCTGCGCCTTCGCATACTCTTCTGCCAGCTTGGCCTTTTCCTGATCCCATTGCGCCTGCACCTCGGCCTTACCTGCTGCCGAGCCTTTGACGTAGCCACCAGCGCCAGCCAGTGCGACAGCTATGACAGCACCGGCAATGAAATAAGGATTCATTTTGATGGCGGCACTTTTGTGCCTTCCAATTTTTTATGAACCTTCACATCGCGGCACACTTCCTTCTTGGTCTTCGGATCTTCCCGGCAGACCTTCTTCATCTCGCCACCAGCGTGGACGTTGAATGCTAACAGCAGGCTGGCTGCCACGGTTGCGGCCATGCGGATCAGTACAAAAGCGTTCATGGTTCCCCCTATAGTTCAGGTTGTGGTGCTGCTGGTGGTGCTGCTTTACCGTTGAAGCCTGCCGCCACGGGTGGTGGTGGGCTAGTCTCTAGCATAGGCTCGACGCGCTGATGCACTGGGGCCGGAGCCTTGGGTGCCGGTGGCTGCGGGTCAGTCCAATCGCTGGCCTTGCTAACACCAGGCGGTGGGTCGATCAGTTTGGCCACGCCGTCCTTGCCCTTGATGGCCAACAGGGTTGCCAGCGCACCGAGGATGTACTTCGACATGTCCGATAGCAACATAAAGAACTGGCGATCCGCAGGCGCAATGGAGTTCATCGGCTGGGTCACGAACACTACCGAGTACATGGCCAGGCTCGACATCATCAGCAGCACAGCACAGAACGTCGTGCCGATGACTAGCTTGATGACCGAGTCGATTTGATCTGGAGTCCACTTCATGGTTTTTGTTCCTCCGGCTTAAAGTCAGCAGCTGGCACCAGCTGGTCGGGGCAAGTGCCGGTCACCGCGCAGGTCGGTCGCTGGCACTCAGGCTTGTTCCAGTTCTTGTTGTCCTGGCACGGGTATCTGAATCTGTCTTCGCACCCAGCCAGCAGCAGCAGAATCAGCAGGTATCTCATTTGACCCCCAAGACATGAAGCGCGTGTTTGTAATGCTTGATCCGGTCGTTCAGTCCGATGGTGCCGCCGTTGATCCGTTTGGTCATGCCCAGGATGTCATCAGCGTCGGCAAACTTGTTCAGGTTATTGGTTTCCCAGAACCAGCAGGCAGACTGTGCAGCGCCTTCGAAGGTAGCCAGGTACTCAGGCACCTCGGTAATTTCGAGCGGTCTGTCATCCACCTCTATGCTGTCGGCAAAAGCCTGGTAATTAGATCGACCGGTAAGTTGGATGAGGCCACGGCCACAATAGCGAAAGCCATCGCCACTAGACTCATCGCCATTGCCCATGCGGCCAGCGTATATGCGGTTCGCAATAGCCTCTTGCCGGTTGGGTTTGCTGGCATATTCTTTGGCGACATCATCGGTGGAAAAATATTTTGGGAATAACCTGCGCAGGGTTTCCCATTTGTAATTAAGATTCTCTTTGAGCGTGGTGAAGTTGCCAGACTCATGCGCACACTGCGCAATGAAGGCAGCAATCCGCTGCGGGGTGTTGATGTCGTAGTCAGGCAGCAGTTGCTCGAGCGCGTTGTGCCAGTAGCTAACGTGCTTGTTGCCAGGAATCATCTGCTTCAGTTGGCTTTCAGTCAGCATCAATTACCCCTGTATAGATTTCGTTCCTCTAGTATTTCACGCCTCAATTGTTTCATCTTCTTTACTTCATACACCGCAGCCTGCGTGGCAAAGTGTAGGTCGTACAGCATATAGCCAATGATGGGCATGACAATGAAGAAGCAAAGCAGCACCGCCATCACCGTGATTAGTAATGACCAAGGGATGTCCTCATCGTTGCGCTTCTTGTCGTTAGCCACATCAAAAGCACCCCCCACAGAATTACGAAAACGGTTGCTGAAATCCAAGTTGCTTTGGCCTTTAGTTCCGCTATTTTTTTTCTGCGTCGCCATCTAGCCATCTGAATCAGTTTAAGTTCCTCTGCGTGCGCCGCCTCTTGCTCGGCCACAATGGTTTCCCACATCTCAGAGAACTTACCCCAAAGTGATCCCAATTCTGGCGGGCTGCGGAACACCATGGTTTCTCGTATCTCTGCCAGCATGGCATCCAGGCGTGTCGTGATGATGATTCGACGCAGCGCTCGGCGGCCAATGCTTTCCTCGCCCTTGTAAACCTTCTTGCTCTCCATCTGTTCAGCCAGCAGCGCCTTGCTTAGTGCATCGTAGCTGTCCATCAACGCACCCAACTGGTTACCGATCTCGGTATACACATCATTTGGGTCAGCCTTTGCAATCTCCTGGACGCGCTGCACCTCGGCGTTAAATTTTTGCTTCTGCTCAACTGTCGGATTGCCACCTGTTACCTTATCAAACTGCGCCCGCAAATCCTTCAGTACGTCGGACACCTCGCCGCTGGCGTTTTTTATGTCCTTGTAAAGTTGGCAGCCTTTCTTTACCGCCGCGACCGCAGCGTTTGCAGCAGCAAGTAGCGTTAGCGGATCCACACATCAGAACAAGTGGAGCTGCTTCTTCATGCTAATGATCTCTTCGCGCAAGGCATCGTTCGCTTCCTCGCACCGACGGTTCTGCTCCTCGACAGCAGCCAGCCGTTCCGACAGGCGTGACACTTCTTCGCGCAAGGTAGTGACTACCTGCGCCCAAGCCGCACCAGTAAGATCAGCCGCATGGTTGTTGCGGTTGTCGGCCTTCACCTTCTGGTACATACCCCAAGCACCGGCACCAAGGCCAGCAATGCCAACGGCAATCTTTGTGATCAAGTCTTCCATGATTACTCAACTGCATCCCAAGTCTGAGTTGTTTCATTCCAGCTATATTTCTGACCATCAGTAGGCATTGCTACCGGTGGTTGCCAGTTAGCGTCATCGTCTAATGTCCATGACGGATAAGGCTGTGGTGTAACAAACGCATCAGTGTCAGCGCGATAGATAAAACCTATACCTGCGAAGCGCTTTCTCATGTTTCCGTTGTAGCTGGTCTGCTTCCAGTTGCCACCAAACAGGCGCTCACAGAATGCAGCACCGATGTGTTCTTTCTCTATACCGTTAACGTCTGCTGTGTCCTTGTTGTCGATTACAATGACGCGCAATACCACGTTGTTTGCGTCGAGTTCAGCGAAGTGCGCCATTTAAGCCTCCAGTTTTAATCCAGTTAGTTGCATCTCATCACCCACCACGCCAACAGGGAATGTGTTAAACGACATGCTTATCCTCACATCATCACCCGTCACCGTCGGCACGTTATGCTCAAGCGAGGAGGGGAACAGAATTAGCCGCCCTGTGATGGCCTCAAACCACCACGACTCGGAGTTGTACAAGTTCCATTCTTCCGGTGGAAACTTAATCTGTTGCCAGCCAGAGCGATAGAAGAAAATCTTGTCATCTGGATTGGTGTTCAGATAGAACACGCCAGACACAAAGCTATTCGGATGCGCGTGCTTGTGATGCCATTGCCCCTGCTCTGAATAATTAAACCAGCTCTGCGTAATCCGCAGGTCAACGTCATGCTTAGGGTTGCTGGTTGCCTTGAAGTATTCAGCCACACAGTCCTCAAGCCAGCCGCGCAGGGAAGTCATCGTAGGGTCGCGCAGCACAAAGTTATTTTTGCTGGTCGTGTTGCCCTCATTCGGCCTAGTTTCCTGACCGCGAACGAACAGCATTTCCTCGTTGGTCAACGGACGGTCTAAATCAAACATCCCCACAGGTGTTGGGAAAAGATTGTGCATATTCATCCGATGGCTTCCTCAATCTCTTTCATCTGTACGCCCATCTGCTCAAGCTGCTCTGGTAGCCACATGGTCGGAATGCTTTCCTCAAACTCTTTGATTCTGTCCATCACCCAATACACTTCTTCAATGGACGGGCAAGGTCTAGGATCATCCCAACGAGTAAATACGTTGTTTGAGATTTCCCATTTAGCACCCGGACGTAGCAACTGCATTGCCGTGTCGATGCCCATGAATCGATAGACTTTAGTTTCCATAGTTTTATTGGTTGATTTTGATAATTACGATACCAGAACCGCCGGCAGAACCAGTTCCTGCGTTACCGGGATTCGCACCACCGGATGCGCCACCACCACCTCCTCCAGTATTCGCTGTAGCTGCTGTTGCAGTTGCAACTCCGACTCCATTAGCTCCTCCTCCAGCACCACCAGTTCCACCTGTTGTCGCACCGCCACCGCCACCGCCTGCATAGGTCACAGACGACCCAGAAATTGATGAAGCTGTGCCAGCACCGCCATTTCCACCCGTAGCAGGAGAAGCATTGCCACCAACAGCAGAAGCACCACCACCACCTCCTGCTGCAACAGTTGAATCCTGTCCAGTGCGACCAGTGCCACCATTACTTCCTTGGGATGGGCTAGTTGATGGTGTATTTCCTGTTCCTCCGGTTGTGTTGTTAAAAGCACCACCGCCACCACCAGAACCGCCATTCCCAACTGCACCATTGTATGTACCGCCACCACCACCACCAGCGGAAACAATACCGGGGGATGCAAAAACAGACGGAGAAGAACCACCAACTATAGAAGAATTGTTCCCATTGATTCCAGCTTGTCCAAAAGATACTCTACCGGCACCACCAGCACCAACGGTAATTACGTATTCAACGCCTGCCGTAACGGATGCGGCTGTGCCAGTACGGAAACCTCCAGCGCCACCACCCCCGCCAGCAGTCCATAAATAATCAGCGCCATTTCCACCACCACCACCAGCCACGACCAGATAATCAACTGTGGTTACTCCTGTTGGGCAAACCCAATTTCCTGAGCCTCTAAAAGTAAAAACTGTCTGTGAAGGGGCGATGTACTTAAGAACAACAATTCCCGAACCACCACTTTTGCCCGGCCCTCCAGTCGGCCCTGCACCACCACCGCCGCCGCCACCGCCACCTCTGTTAGCAGTTCCGGCAGTCGCATTATCGCCTTGGTTAGGGCTTCCATTTCCTCCCCCGCCAGTTCCTCCAGTACCGCCAGTAGCAGGTGCGTATGCTCCACCGCCACCGCCGCCTGCGTAAGTTACGGATGAACCTGAAATGGTCGATGCTGTTCCATTTCCACCATTACCTCCCGTTGCCGATGGGCTTGGCGTACCGTTAGAACCAGCAGCAGAAGCGCCACCGCCCCCGCCAGCACCGTTTGTGTCACTACTAGTAATTCCACCATTGTTTCCTTGTGAAGGAGAAACGCTCGGTGTGTTGCCTAAACCAGCAGAACCTTGCGGCTGTCCAGCAAAATTAGAGCCACCTCCTCCACCAGAACCTCCGTTCAAACCATTTTGATTACTTCCAGAGCTAGTCCCTCCACCACCGCCGCCGCCAGTTGAAGTGATTGTTGAAAAAATAGAATCTGCTCCACTAGCGCCTCTACTAGCATTAGCACCCCCTGACCCAACCGTTACGGTATATTCAGTTCCAGCGGTTACTGAAAAACCAGTACCAGTTCTAAACCCGCCAGCACCACCACCAGCGCCTCGGTTGTCACCACCGCCACCGCCACCGGCAACCACAAGGTATTCAACCTCGGTCACGCCGGTCGGACAAGTCCAACTGCCAGATGCGGTGAACGTCTGGACGATGGTAAAACCGGTTGCTCCACCCATCCGACCCAGCAGCATTGCCATGATTCCACTCATGTCAGCCCCTTACGTTACGTTGCCGGTGACAACGCAGACCGTGCCGCTGATAAACAAGATCGTCGCCACACCTCTGGTGGCCAGCGTCATCGTATCCTTATCTGTATTCGTTCCAGCAATGTAAGCTGTCGTAATCGAACAAGTGATCGTGATGTTGCCTGTCGTGTTGTTGAAGATCGAAACAATGTCACCGGCAGCGAATGTCGAGTTCGGGATCGTGATTGATCCGCTAGTGCCGACACCCACAAACTCACCGATGTCGGTAAGTGCTAATGTGTATGACGTAGTTTTGTCAGAGCCAGACTGAGGCACATTCCTATACCCAAGCGTTGAAGCGTCAGGTGGCAAGGTGTATGTGTTGGTGCCAGCAGCAGCAGGCGCGTTGAGCGTTGCAGTACCTGACGATGAGCCAGCCAGCTTTAGCCTTGTCGAGTTGAAAGTCTGGTCTGCGGTAAATGTTTGAGCTGCGTCAGTAAGCGCAAAGTTCTGTCCGATAATCGTGTCACCAGACTGAAGCTCTTGGATGGTGGTGCCGTTAAGCACCAGCGGGTATCTTGTTGCCATGATGATTTCCTTTAGGTTACTGGTACGTTGACGGTTGAACCTGCACGATTAGTCACCGCCAAGAATCCATTAGTCAGCGGAACACTTACACCGCTGCCCGATCGGTTTGTAACAGTGAGCGTTGTTGCACCACCGCCGCCAATCGCGCCCCATGCGGTGCCATCGTATCCTTCAAACGAATCTGAATCTGTATTGAATCTGAAGTAGCCAGCAGCAGGTGAGCCGTCACGCTGGGCATCCGTACCTGATGGGATGATTGCAGAGCCGGTCGAGCTGGTCTGCACGACACCACCGCTTGCAGTAAATGCAGCCGCATTCCAAGCGGAGCCCGTCCAAACATAGAGCTGGTTGCCGGTGGTGTTCCAGTACAAGGCACCGGTCAGCAGTGCATTGCCGTCGTTGTCTACACTCGGCGCTGAAGACTTGGCACCTAGGTAACGGTCATCAAAGGCATCGTAGCTAGCAGCAGCATTTGTAGCCGCTGTGCTTGCTGTGCTGGCCGAACTCGCTGCATTGCTTGCCGAGGTAGCAGCATTCGACGCGCTAGTCGCTGCGGCAGATGCGCTTGATGCTGCATTCGTTGCCTGCGTGGTTGCAGTGCTTGCGCTATTCGATGCACTGGTCGCGCTAGTAGAAGCATTGCTTGCCGATGTACTAGCAGATGACGCGCTGCTTGCTGCATTACTCGCTGATGTTGACGCATTGCTAGCCGATGTTGAGGCTGATGTTGCCGAATTACTGGCATTAGTGGCTGCTGTGCTGGCCGTGCTTTCACTTGCAGCCGCATTAGTCGCTGCCGTACTAGCAGTGCTAGCAGAACTAGCAGCATTAGTTGCGCTCGTCGAAGCATTAGATGCCGAGGTTGATGCCGAACTAGCAGAGCTTGCTGCGTTAGATGCTGAAGTCGCAGCAGCCGAGGCGCTAGAAGCAGCAGCCGTGGCGCTGTTGGCAGCGTTGGTGGCCGAGGTTGTAGCAGAAGCAGCATCCACAAGCAGCGTCCACTTGGCGCTGTCGGTGTTGGTGTTGATCGGCTGCGAACCGCTTGAGGTATGCTGAACGATACATTGCCAGATGTTGTTGTTGGTGGTGTCCTTGACGATGTCTCGGACGTAGTACAGCGTAGCCGCCGCCCAGTTGCCACGGTTGGTGCCGAGCGTGTCAGCAATGGCTGGGTTGCCGTTAGCATCAAAGCCTAGCGCCTTGTTGGCACGCAGCGATGCCCTGGGCAGGGTCATGTTAATGCTGGTCGGGTCAGTCTGCGGTGCCTGCAGAGCGCGGCTCAAGCCTTCCGAGTTCTGCTGGTTGAAGATGGTCTGCTGATCCAGCTCGTCGTTCAGCGTGTTGGCAAAGAAGTCACCGCCGGTCACAAAGTCTGTGGTGCGCGAGATCGTGCGGTTGCCGACGATGGCGATCTGAGTCGCACCCGTGGGTGTCGCCGTCAGCGTCACAAAGCCGGTGCCGTTGCTGTTGATCGTGACCGAGTAATCGGTGGTCAGGGTCAGCAGCGCGTCATCCTTGTAGACCGCGATGTCGCCTGCAGCCAGGATCTCAAAGGTAAAGTTATACGGGCCAGTGCCGCTTGCGGCATAGACCACCCGCCTTGTCACATTGTTAATTGGCACGCCCATGATTTATTCCTTCCTTGTCAAAATTTTACTAGCTTAATCTGGTTTGTAATAGATGCCGAAAGACTGACGCGCCTCGCCAATGTCCATGATTTTGTCTTGAATTTCAGGATATTCCGACATTAGTTTCTGTTTTGCAAACCCCATGTATTTGCTGTGTACCTTCTGCACCATCTTCTGCTTTTGATCTAATGGCAACAGGTCAAAGCCTGGCATCGTCATGGTGTTAAGAATTGTCTGCTTGGCATCAGTCTCTTTGCCGTAGATGGTCAGCAGTCGGTTGCGTTGCTCTGGTGTTAGCTCTACTGGCGCAGAGACTGAACCCTCGCCTTCGCCTATGGTGAATGATGTCTTGCGGTCAGGCACGCCGATTGGCGAGCCGATCTCGACCAGCAGATCATCTACCTCCGAAAATTGATCCGGCGATACCCTAGTCGGCAGTATTAGCTCCCACGGGTTGCCTTGGCTGCGCTTCATCGTGTCGCCCCACAAATTCAAATCCTCTGTTAGTGACTCGCTAAAGTAAGGCAAACGGCTGCGGTACTGGTTGAATGCCTCGACAAACCCACGCACGCCCATAGGCAGATCCGGGCTGGCTTTGGTGTCCTTCTTGGTCGGGTCTAGCAGGCGATCAATGTTGGCCACAGCCGAGCTGTAAACACCACCAGGCGAGCCGCCAATTACAAAGCCACCAAACTGTTTGACCAAGCCGTTGACAATCTTCTCGCCATCTACCCGGCCAGACTCATTAAAGCCAATCAGCTTGCCAACATCAGCGATACCCTGCAGATAAGGCTGCTCTTTTAGGTACTCATACAGGCCGTAGGTCGCGCCCAGGAAAACTTCCTCGACCTTGCTGGCATCGGGCTCATGCTTGGCGTACTCGGCGTAGTCGGCAGCAATGGCCATCAGTGCGCCAATCGGCTCCATGCCTTGGAACGAATACCACTCGTCGCCTATCTTCATGCTGTATGGTTGCCAGCCGGTGCGCATCAATGCGTCGCGCTCTTCTTTGCGCTCCGGGCCGCGACCGGTCAAGCCGCCCTCTGCAGCCCACAAGGCAAAGCCTGCCAGCACCGTTGAACCAAAAGATACCTTGGCCAGCGCCATGTCGCGCTCTGGCCCACCAGCTGCGATCTCTTGCCGCCAGCGTGACGATAGTGGCGCAAATGGTGTGCGCTCCACAACATTTAATCCAATGTTGGCTGGGGTCTTAAAGAATGGCACCACAATCTTGAGCGCCGGATGGTTAAAGACATTCTGCAGCTTGGCCAGACCTGGCGGCAGATCCGCTTGGAAAGTGCCTTCCTTGGCATATGCCATCGCCGCCTCATCCAAATCCCTCGGCGGGTTTTGCAACATATCCTGCAATTCTTGCGTGGCTTTTGCAGTCGCGTCTTGCTCTGACATGCCAGCGTCAATTGCATCGCGGTAGATTTTCTTTGAGCGCCTAGTGGCCACTACATTCATTTGCAAACGGTATCCAAAGCCCTTGAAGAATTCGTCCTCGGTCATCAACGCACGACCAGGCAGCGTCACCGCTGTGCCGTAGTAGTCCAGCCCTTTGCCGATCCAGCTGTCCTGCTTTGCGCCGGTCATGCGCTGCAGTGTCTCGCCCATGCTTTCCATCGGAGCGCGACTGAGCTCAACCTTGCTGGCAATATCCAGCTGTGGTGCGTTTGAACTCCATGCCTTGGATGCCAGCTCGAAACTTTCTTTGAGGGCGTTGCGCAGCGACAGCGTCATCGTCAACGCCTCATCCAGCTCGATGCGCTCTTCTGCGCTACCAGGCACCCTGTCACCAAACCAGCGCAGCCCTGGCGGCAGCTCGCCAGCCCGGATCTTCTGCGGCAAGTAATTGGAATACAGCCCAGCCACCAACCGCTCTGGGATCTGGTACAGACCGAACAGCGAGTTCGAGACAATGTTCTTTGCGTGGGTGACCGGCGACGATAGCAGGCCATTGATCCATGTAGTCATCCAGACATCCTTAACGCCGGACATCATAGACTTTTCGACCATTGCATTTTTAGCTGCGCGTGTCTCAAGCGACAGATAAGACCGAGCCATATCGGTCAGCGCATTGTCGCCACCAAACTCATCTAGTACCTGGCGCAGTGCCTGCGACTTGCCATCGCGTGGCATACGCATAACGGCCAGAGCTCGGGCTGTCTCAGTCTGGATGCCCTTAACGCCCTTTTGGATCAGGCCGTGGAAAGCGATTTGCTGACGCAGTGCCAGCTTATCAATGTCAGTTGCAGCGCCGGTATTAACCAGTTTGAATAAACGATCAAGCTCAACAGCGCTAGACTCCAGCACCTGCAAAGCCTTGTAAGTATCCACAGCGCTCGGCAGCATCGTGCCGTCTGGTGATGTCAAGCGAGCGAGAAAAGACTCGCTGATTCCGCTGTCTTCCGCTTTCTTCTTGATCTCATCAAAGGTGACGCGCTTGGTCTTAATGCCCAGCGCATCGGCCACGCCACCAATCACGGCAGCTGCATCTTCACTCTGATAGCGAGACAGGTTGAACGGCTCAACAGGCACACCAGCAGCACGCTCGGCTGTCGTTGGGCTCGGCTTACCCTTGGTGGCACCAGCTGCTTTTCTAGCCTCTGTGGCCTGCTGCACCTGGGTAGTCAGTACATCGCCAGCTTCTGGAATTACGGTAACTCGGCCAACCTTTGCAGCCTCCGGCAGAGCATCAGCCGGCACAGCATCGCTAACGATTCTGCGGCCAGCGCTTGGCTTTGCTTCGGTGACCATCTTGCGGAGAAGCGATCCGACACCAGCAACCTGCATCCCGTCCATGTTAGGCGAGCCAGGGTCGCCGCTCGGCATGTCTATCGGATCGGCGGCTGCTTCCATTGGAAACGGCTCTAGCGGCACCTCACCGGTCGGCGCTGTAGGTACGTCAGGCAGGATAGAACCGAGGCGCTGCTCAAGTGGTGCGGTTGCCATTATTCAGCACCTCCAGCTTTCATTTTGTTTTTTGCTTTGGTTTTTGATGCCAGCGCCTCACCCAAAGCCTTGCCACCTTTTGCGGCAAGCGCAACGCCAGGCACAACATCCAACCCCTGCAGCACGCCAGTTCCGTAGCTCAATGCGGCCTTGCCATACTCACCCGCCTGCGCGGCCTCTCTTGCCTCACCAGCAGAGATACCTGCTTCTTGCGCGGCAAGTGGAATGACAAACGGCGTGACATCAACCAAGCCAATGCCAAGCGGTGCGCCAGAGCTCTCGCCGCCAAACATGGTTTGAGCCAGCCTGCGTGCGCGAACATTGTCCATGCCGGTGTTGTCAATCAGCATCTGCTGCATACCAGAAGCCAGCTTCTCACGCAGCGTCATATCTTTTGGAATGACAGAGCCCACAACGCCAGCCTTCTGATCCTCTGCAATCCTGCGCATGATCATTTCCGATTGCGTTGCCAGCGGCAGATTGCGCATCATCTCCGCAGCCTGTTCAGGCGTGGTCGGCGCTTTAGGCAAGCCAGCACCAGCAGGCGCATCTGTGCGCGTCTTGCTCGGGCCAGCGGCCAGCTGAACGCCCTCTAGGCTGGGCTCCTGTGGCGCAGGCTCTGGTGGCGTGGTGGGGAAGTACCCCTCCACAATCATGTCCATGTAACGCTGTTCAATTTGGCTGTATGCCACTTCAGCCTCCCTCGGATATTTTTAGCAGGCGCTCAATCTCTTGGATCTGGCGCAATTTCTTTGGATCAGTTCCAGCTTTTTGTTTTAGCGCTGGCAAAGTCTGTCGATTGACCGGGCCAGTAATCCAATCCCGATCTGGCTTTGCGCGACCGCTCTTATCAATCACAAAGTAATCCAGCGAATCTTTTGCCTGCTTTGCTTCAGAAGTATTTTTCTTTGCAAGGATTTCAGATTCAATCTGATTCAGAATCTGGCGCTCGGTTATGGTTTCACCTTTTGCAGAAGCCTCTGCTTGTATTTGAAGCACCCTGGTTTTTAATTCTTGCTTACGCTTAAATTCTTCGCTGTTCTTATCAAGCACAACAATTGTTCCAGGATCGGCATTTATACCGGCAAGTTTGTTTAATCCAGAATCTAGTTCTCTATCGCCAGATTTATTTTCCTTATTCATCAACCGTTGCAATGACATTCTTTGCTTTAGGTTTAAGCCAGGAATTCTATCTAGCTGCTCTTTTGTAGTAAGTTTGTTGGCAAATATTAAACCTTCCGCATTGTATTCAGCCAATAAATTACCTTCGCCTTCTTTCTCTGGCTCAAGAATATCTTTGATCGTGCCAATAGGAATTGATCCTGGCGGCAGCGCCATTAGTTGCTCAACAAGTTTTATTCGCGTTGGGTTTTTGGTGTCTTTGATTGGATATATCTTTTCAAGCAAATCAATCGCTGTTGCTTCTGCAGCACGCTTCTCATCATCTCGCTTGCGTCGTGCAATCTCTTCTTTCTGATTGACGGCCAACATATAGTTGGCAGTTACTTTTGCAACAGCATCAAAATCAGTTGCGACCATTTCCTTAAATAACTGAGACATCTTGCCGACATCGCCAGTTCTTATTTTGTTTAGCGTGGCAGTTGGGTCTGTCATAAACTCGTTGCCCGTAATATGCTGAGTCATAGCATTGATTTTTGCCGTGCGCAACGCAACGCGAAACTTTTCGCTATACTCTTTTTGAACGCCAGCATCACCGATCAGCAGCGATTGATTGGCAATGTTTACTTCTATATTTTTGACAAGATCATTGATTGATCTTTGGTTGTTATCTGGGTCAATCCAGTAACCTCTGGAAACGGTAACCTCTAGCAGCTTCATTGTGTTGTCAAAGTCCAAGTCAAACTTGGTGATGTCCTGCGCTTTCTTGCGCTTTAACTCAGACTCATAGGCAGCATTCAGCACCGTGTTGCCATGCGTTGCCATAGTTGCACGCAGCTTGATGGATGCCTCGCCATCAATCTTGGCTAACGATTTGGCATACCCATCAGTCACAACAGCAATCTTATTTGCAACATCGGTCGAAGATGCTTTGCCGTTCTGCACATCAACCAGCAGCTTTGCTAATTCGTTCCGGCCTTCCATCTCAAAATAACCAGACAGCTGCAGCGTGCGAGCCTTTTGCAATGCCTTGCCATAGACCGTTACATCATTGGACATTTTGCCTACACCAGGAATTGCTGATGGCAACCCCTCTCTGGCAAGCGCGAGCTGTTGATCAGTAATTGGATTTTCTGCAGCAAACCGCAGCGCCTCTTCTTGCGCCATTTCCTTGGCCATGCCAAAGACGCTCGTTGACATACGGTCAATGATGTCAGCCATCGTGGCTGCGCCTCTAGCCTCTTCTCTGGCTGCAGCCATAAAATCAACTTGTGGCGGCCCAACGCGCTCCATCGGCACGCCGCCTGGTGCATCTATTTGGATTCGGCCTGATTCAATTCTGGTTGCCATGTTGTTGCCTTATGATCTGTAGCCAGTTTGGGCAAACTCTATTGCGCCACGGGTCAATGTAGCACCAGCCAACAAACCAGCCTGCTGACGCGCAGCTTTGCCAGCTTGGGTGTACTGACCAGCCTGGCGCTGTGCCGCAAACACGTTCAGGAAGTTCTGATAGTCAGTCGATTGGATCATCGCAGACGCATCCTCAAACCCAAGCACGCGAGCTGTCAGCGCGTTCAGATCAGCAATGCCAACATCAAACATGGTGGCCTGCACATTCTCGCGCTGGATTGCAGCTGCGCTGCCTTCGCCAAATGCGACACCCGACGCAGCAGCTCGAGCTCTAGCTGTGGCATTAGTCGCCCTCAAATTCTTCAGCAGCTGGTTGCCAGCGATCTGGTAATTCTGCGCTTCAACCTGCGCCTTCTTCAACATGCGGCCAGCCTGGATCTGCGCATACTGATCCGACATTTCTGCGCGAACCTCGGCCACCGCCAAGTTGTCGCGTGCCTGCAGCAGGTAGCCTGTCTGCTGTTGGATACCAGCCGCTAGCTGCGCTTGAGCCGCACCATAGGATGCAATAAGGCCAGCGCCTGCGACTATCATCCCGCCCGAAATGTTGCCAGCGCTTGCTGCCGCTGGAGCACTTCGCATTACGGGCTGATTCCAATATGCGCTTGTGTCAGTAGGTGCTGCCATGTCTATGTTCCCGAGTAAACGGCCACGCGATAGTCAAGGCCGAGCAAGTTCATCTTCAGCGGCAGATTCTGCGACACCTCAATCGACTGCTCGCGGCTGTAACCCAGCACACCATTGACCCGCTTGATGCCGGTATAGATCGGCTCTGGATCATCCAGCAGCGGATTGTCCAGCAACCTAAATGCCACCGGCTGGTTGTTAATCACCAGATTCTGCGTCTCCTCTAGCACCGCGCTAATCTCAACGATGCGCTTCTTAAACGATACCCGGCTGCCGGTCTGCAGTTTAATCTCAACGGGCATTGTCTTGGCATACACAGTAATAGGCAGTCCAACCTCGTAGCTCGTCGTGCTCTCGCGGTCAAACGTCACAGCGCCGCCAGAGCTGACAGTCTCGTTACTCTGCGGCACGCCATCGGTGATCACGTTCAGCGACTTGCCAATGTGCGGCAGGCCACTGCCAACGCCGCCAGCCGACCCGCCAATAAATGCGCAGTCGGTATACAGATCATCCTGGAAACGCTCAATGAAGTACCTTGTGGTGCCGTTGAATACGCGCTTGGTCACCACATAGATCTGCGTGATGTCCACGCCAACGTCAATAAACTCACCGTCGGTGGTGTACTCAGACGGCGACGTAATCTGCTGGCTGCGCATGATGGAGAAGACCGCCATGCTGCCATCGTTAGTGTTGGTCATTAGCAACAGATCTGCCTCTTCTGTACTAGATGCCCGACGCAAGGCAATGCGCTGCGGCCCTTTTAGCAAGTGGCCAGACAGCAGCGAGATCCGCTGGGTGATGTAGGTTAGCTGGGTATCGCTAAACAGAAACTCATTGAGCGACTTGCCCTGGCGCTGGATGTAGACCGAGCCAGACTCGACCGATTGCACCCGAGTGCCAGGCTTAATCCCATTTCGGCTGACGTTCTTAAACGTGAAGGTCAGCGGCGTGATCGGATCAGTACCCTGCTGCGGTACAAAGAATTCACCGCCGGTGGTAAATACTTGGAAGTCACGCGAGCTGATGATGTCGGTGATGACGTTCAGATCATTGGTATCTAGCGTCGCCTCGACCGCATCATCGTCCAAAGATTCAAACGGCACAAAGTCAAAGAATAGCCCGATCTTGCTGCCCCACACGGTCGATGGCCGCGACTTACTGCCGCCAAAGTACAGCCGACCCTCATGGAAAGTTACCGACCGTGGCCAGCCTTTGGTGCTCGACCAGACATCCTCGTAATTGTGCTCAAGCTCCCAGCGGCCAGCATCAATGGCCGTGGTGTTAAAGAATGGGTATTCGGTAACAGCTTCGACCACTGTTGCTGATATGTACCTGGTAATCCTTGCCCGACCCTGTGGGCTGGCATTGACGTACTGGTTGACCGATTCTGTTGTCCAAGTAGTTACTAGGTAATTGCTGGTGCCGTTTGGCGTTACCGTCCAAGGTACGTCTACTGTTGCAACCTTGGTGCTGCCGACATAGTCTTTGATAATCCTAATTTGCCCCGAGCCGGTGCCGCTAGTAATCGTGACATACATCCCGTTATAGATGTCATTGGTCGCGCTAGCCGTTGATTTCAGCGTGATGGTAGTGCTGGTGCCAGCCTGTGCTGCGCCGCTGTCGTGATTGGTCGCAGAGGCTGTCAGCGTGATGTTTCCTGACACAGCCGATGGGGTCAGCGTTGAGCCGATGTTTGTATCAAACTCAATGTTGAATGCGTACTTTGGAATGCTGTCAAAGGTAATCGTGGTGGCCGTCCAGGCTGTGTCGCTGGTGCGTGTTATGCGCACTGGCTGCAAATCAGGATGCACCACAATCAGCGTGTCAGCCGACTGCGTCCAGCACATATCGTCAACGATACTGCTGCCAATGGTGGTGGTCAGGTAGTTGTTTCCGCTGCCGTTGATGTTGGCCTGTACTACGCCATTCTTGATGATATACATGCGGTTATGCGTAAAGCACAGCATGTAAGAATCATCAACAGAAAATGAAAACGGCACCAAGCGCACGCCATTGCCTGCAGATTCTGTACTGGTATTAGGCAACTGCAAAATATGCTTTAAGCCTGGGCGGCGACGCAGGCCACCTTGTGGCTGGATCAGGACATTCGTCGCCTTGGCCAGCGCATTGCCATACTGCTGCAGGTCAACCCGCGCACGCAGTAACGGGTCGAGCTCACCCGTCGAGAAGTTCGTTGTGAAGTCAACGAAGCGTGCCATTAGTTCCTCACCGAAACCAAGGTGTAATC